TCCAGTGACATGCCGTTCGCCTGGGCGACAATCCGGCCAACACGTTCCAGGGCGTCACTGAACTGGCGCTGCTTGTTCTCTGCCCGGGCGATGAGACGGTCCTTCGCCACACGCAGAGCCTCAGCACTAGTGGGGTTATTGTCCGAGGACACACCCATCATCGACGGCGGAATACCGGTCATGGCGGACAACTGGAGCGCATAAGAGCGGTACGTGTTGATGAACGGGTCCAGCGCCATCCCGGTAAGCTGCTTCACGTCACCGCCAGAGGGGATGGCGATCAGGTTACCCATGTACGCCTGCATCTTGTCTGGGTGCTGGGCAAGCATCTCGGCCGCACCGTCACCAACCACGGCGCGCATGGGGGAGGACGCAACCTCCTGCGCCACCTGAAGGTTCGTGAGCGTCCTAGAGGCTGCGTCGATGACGGAGGTGAGCTCACGCAGGTCAGAGCGACCGTACTTGTCGGACAGGCGAGCGCGGTTGAACATGGGGACGATGGACGCCCCCCACTGGTCCTGGCGCCCCTGTCCGACACTCTTCCAGTCGTACTTGCCCTTAGCGTAGAACTCCACACCGTCGGGCGTGTAGTAGGTAGCGCCCACGTTCCCGTCATCCCGGCGGTAGAGGACGACACCCTCCACGACCTCGCCACGGAAGTTGATACGTACGCGGGCGTGCTTCGCATCCACTGCCCGAATCGAGGCGAACTCGTGCTCGTCATCCGGCGGGGCGATCACCCAGTAGGCGGCGCCAGCACTAATAGCCTCGGCGGCAGCAAGGTTGAACTGGGAGTCCATGTCGTTCGCCTGCCACGTCTTCCGCAACAGCTCAACCACACCAAACTTGTCATCATCCGCGACACGGTACCCGTCAGGGATGAGAATCTCAGTGAGGACATCCACCGCCATCTTCGCGAACGGGGCCTGAATCTCCAGGACACGCGCCTTCGCTGGCAGGCTGATACCCACCGCATCCAGGCGCCGCTTCCCCTCATAGTAGCCCTCATAGGTGATGGGGCGGTAGGCGCCAGACGCGAACTTAGAGATCATCTTCTGGAAGCTCACATGAACACCTTCCACTCACCTCGAGGAGCAGTCAGGTCCGCCCACTCCTTCGAGTTCTTCACATGCCTATACAGCATTCTAGCGCCGATCATGCACACAGCGAGGTCGATCTTCTTAGACGACTTCGGGGACTCCTTTTTCACCGACCAGCGCCCCTTGAACTCATTCACGCGACAGTTCGACACGTGCTCACCCAGGGCTGAGTCCCCATCATGAGTGAATGTCTGCTGCTGAATCTCCGTGAACGCCGTCTCCGCAGCCTCAGCGAACTGGTACGCGTGCGACCGCATATCCCACGCGATCGGCGAAGCAGACATACCGCCACGAACCGCAGGCACGATCAGGCGATCGCCGAAGTCCTCCGGCCAAGCCGTACGCGTGAACGACTCCCACTCGCGCACGTCAGCCCAGAATGCGACCACGTTGTACGTGTCGAACGCCTTCCGCACCCCGGCATCCACGGCAGCCACATTCACCACACCGAGGGGCTTCTCAGGCTTCCAGTGCCCGATCTTGAAGATGTGCCCATCCTCCATGCAGCACCCCACGAGGGCAGTGTGGTCGTTGGACTTGGAGCCGTCGAAGAACATGACGATCTGTTCCCCCGGCTCCACCTTCCGGTCCGGCTTGCGCAGCTGCGTCCACTCCTCCAGAGTGATCCAGGACGCCTCAGCCGCATTCGGGCGGTTCAGGAAGAACCTGATCGACCTAGACTCGGGGTACTCCGGGGACCAAATCTGCTCCTTGATCGACTCCAGATTCACCCACGGGCAGTCCTCATACACGTACTCCAGGGCCTTCGTGAGCCCAACCTGCCCCTCCTCCGGCTCGTCCGTTAAAACCGTGTTCGGGGGCGCGATGCGCGCATCGTAGAGAATCTTCGTCTTACCGCGCGTGAGACCATCCTCCTGATCGCACCACGCCTCAAAGATCGCCTCAGCCGACGACTGCTCGCCCGGCACCCATGCGTTGCAGGTACCCATGAACCGGCCACCCATCTTCGCCGCGTTCTGCTGAATCGTCTCCAGCATGGCTGGGCCACCCTGCGCGGGCAGCCAGTGCTCAAGCTCATCCCCCACAACGAAGGACACCTCACCACCCTCCATGGAGTGCGCAGAGGACGTCATCTGCTGGAGCTTCCCTCCGCCCGGCGTCTCGATGAACGTCTTCGCCACCTCGAGGTCATACTTCCGAGCTAAGGGACCCTTCTTCTGACAGAACGCCCTGACCATGCGGATAGTATTGGCGGTTTGGCTTTCCGAGGTGGCCACGATCTGCACGAGAGGCATGCTCATTGGCTTGGCGCGCACCCCAAACGGCTCATGTCGGTCAAACCCGTCAAACCGACAGGGGCCGAGAAGCTCAAAAAGGCAGAGCGCGGCGGCGAACGGGCTCTTGCCACTTCCCTTGCTTAACCTTCTAATTCCCTGCCTGTACACAAAGGAACCCTTATGGGTAAGGGCGTAGAAATGAGCAAGGAACTCGATCTGACGATCCGTCGGGATGAATGGCTGACCTGCGCGCGGCCCGTTAGGCTGCACGAGGTTATCCATCATCCATGCGGCAGCATGATACCCGAGCGTCCGCCCAGGAAGCTCAAGGGGGAGCGTATCGGTCCGCTCCCGGGGTGCGGGGAGCGTCTCGGTCACTTCGCGGCCCGCGCCTTCGCCCAAGCCTGGAGAGCCACCACGCCAGCAGACTCAGCCTCAGACTCGTCAACGCGGTTGATCTCAATCTGCACGCGACGCCGATCGCCCTCGGTGAGGAGGAGGCTCGTGAGCATCGTATTCACAGCCGCCAGCATCGTCGGAGAACGCCGATCCTGCATCTTGTAGTTCGATAGGTCGTCACAGGTGGAGTAGAGGACAATCCAGTCCGATGGCTCGTAGTAGCGAGTGAACGTGGACTGCTCCACAGCCTTCCACAGCTTCTTCGCAATCGGATGCCAGTCAGGGTCAGGCTTAGGGGGCTTCACCTTATCGGCGACCACATTCACTGGCTCAACGCCACCATCGAGCTTCCGCGCCTGCGTAGTGCGGTGCCCCTCCGTGCTGCGCTTCGGGATCGGCCCCTTAACTCCCATCGTCGTCTCCTACAAGTAGCCGGGGTGTTTCGTTTTCGCTCGCGGGCCGCGAGGCTTATTGCGCCCATTATAGCGGCGCTTGCGGGCCTCTACGGATTGCTGTTGCGTCCTGGCCATATGGCAGTGCTGGCACAGGCTCCTGAGATTGTCTGGGACGTGCGGGCCATCTGGAAAGATGTGGTCCACCTGATTAGCTGGATTGCCGCAGAATACGCACACGCCCCCATCCCTTTTGAGGACTGTCTGCCTGATCTTCGCCCAGTCCTTAGGGAGCTCCTTGCGGCGCCTAGACTGCCTACTCCACGCCACTGGTATGCACCCGCCATAACTCGACAGTGGCGTCCACGCCCATGTTCTTGAGCACCCCCCCTAGCCTGGCCTCCACCTCGTTGCGCTTCTCGATAAAATCACGCTCCGCGGCGTCGAACACATCCACATGGACGCCCATATTCGCACAGCATTCCATGTGCTGGAGAGCCATTCGTAAGCGCTGGATAGCGAAGAGCGCCTCACGCAAAGCCGGATCGTCGATCACAGTACCCCCGTCTCCAACTGGACCACAGAATCCAGCCCATACCGGTCTGTGATGAACAGCTGCATGTACTCCTCGGCCGCCTCCTGAGCGTCCTGAACGCGGATCACAGCCTCATCCTGATCTGCGCTCCGACGGTGCACGGGAACGCTCCACGCCCCCAACTGGTCAGCATCATTCAGAGCATCCAGAAGCTCATCCACAGCACAGTCCATGGACGCCACCAGTGCAGCCTCATGATTACCGAAGACACTCATCGCACATCCCCCGGGTAGACCATGGACACGCCCTCAGTGCTAGGGGCCCCATCGCGGAGGTCGAACAGGAACGACGGCTTAGCGTCCTTGCCGCCAAAGTAGGCGTGCTGGATAGACAGGTAATCACCCGGGTACACGTAGAAGTCCTGCTGACCCTCATTCCTGAAGATCAGAGTCCCATCATTCGTGCGCTCATGGTGATTGTCGCAGAGGATCACATCAACCTCAGGGGCGGCCTTGTCACCATAGACTAGGAGGTAAAGCATCGGTCTTCCTTTCACCATGCGCTGGAGCGCTTGTTGGACGGCAGGGGGCAGGGCTCGATGCAGGGGTGCCCCTTCTCGAACAGCTCACGGACGGTGGGGTAACCAGAGCGCCCCTCCTTTACGCAGGGGGAGCATCGCCCATGCGACGCGTAGGGGCGCGTGCCGGGCCAGTCCTTCACCGAGGCACGAGACGGGCGCATCTTCTGCCCACAGGCTGCGCACAACTGCTCTACACCCCAGTCAACGGCCGACCTAGCACCACTGTCGCTCTTCTTGCGGCGGTAGCAGGAGTTGCAGAGACCCTTTGCGCCGTATGGGCTGGTTCCGGGGAACTCGCGCTCGCTCGTGTGGTGGGGGCGGATAGTCGCCTCGCACACCTCACACCTGGGTGGGTTGTTGACCCAGTCGATGGCTGCCATGTTGTCCTTTCGTTTTGGCTGACCAGCACAGTTTACCACGCCAGGCATCTAGAGGCAAAAGGCGGGGCCCGCCCAGGCATACGCGAGAGGAAAGGAAACTCAATCGCGATCCATCCGGGCGGACCCCTATCAGCGAGACCAGCATAGCTGGACGAGCGATCCGACGGCAAGCCCGCGCCGCCAGAACGTCGCGAAGTCGCCTAAGCCAATCTGAGCGCCTTTCAACACCCAACCTAGGCCAGCACACACACCCACCCCCGTTCGGCCGCCCACGAGGCTCCCAGACCCCTTCCAGGGGTGTGCGCAGGCCGACCGTCGCCCGGCCGCCGCCGCGGAGCTCTCTCTGGTTAGTGCCAGCCTTCTGAAGACGGTCCACTTACTCAACCAACAACCCAACCCTTAGCTGGCATCAGAGCAAGGAAGGTGATGAGGTCACGTTCCGACTCGGTACAGCAAGGAAGGGCAAGGACGGATGAGTAGTCATGAAGTTGATCCTCGAAGGTCGCCAGAGGATCACTACAGGAGGGTTGGTGCCTCGGAACGTTCAGAGACGACCAGGTGACCGAGTGTCAACTAGAGCCAGGTACGTGACTAGCCAACGAACCATCTCCTCGTCCTTGCTCTCGTGGACCAACTGGACCGAAGGCCAGGGCGACGACCAAGGACCAACGGTCCGACGGTCGGAGCGAAGCGAAGGCCCTCACATGCGCGCGCATGCGCGTAGAGAGTGTTTCCCTTAGGAGGTTCTCCTTAAGGGGTTAGTTGGCACTGTGTTGCAGAGGTGTCTGCACTGTGTTGCAGAGGTGTCTGCAATGCTGCACAGAGGTTAGGGCTTGACACCCAGGAGTCCATTAGGTATGCTGGTCCCATGGAACACAGACACCCACTCCGCGAACGCATCTCAACCCCCGACACCTCCTCACGAGTCAACGACCTCACCCTCAAGGGACTCACCTACCAGGTCGGCGACGCCTTCAGGAACAGCCGACACTTCGACTACCAACTCCAGGGCAACGACTACCCCATCGTCCCCTGGGTCGCCCTCTCAAACCTCTCAACACAGTACGAGAACCTCTACTGGGAGGCCCTGCTGGCGCCACTGCACAACATTCGCCCCGGCAAGAGCGGCGGAAGCACCTACAAACCCATCTGGAACGACGGCCTCGTCACTGGGATATCAGTTCGCATCCCCTCCAGCGCATTCCTTGTGGGCGGACATGGCAGCCGCAGGAACTCGAAGCTCATCAAGTACGGGCTCATCTCCACGCGCGGCAAAGGCCCATCCTACGAAGTGACCTTCCTGGCGAAACACCCCACACTCGCGCAGGCGGTCCTCGCTGGCTTCGAGTACACATCGGCTTGCGCCCACGAAGACTGGCCCGAAGGTCTGACTGAGGGCTACATGTCCGCCTCCGAGGGAGCTGACGAGAGCGAATGCTGGCGCCTACTAGACGACGCTGAGAAGCAGATGCGCATGTCCATGGAAGACATCTGAGCAGCTCATCCACCCAAGCAAGAAAGCGGGGGCGCCAGGCTCATGCTAACCTGGCGCCCCCTAGAGAACACGGAAGGAATCATATCATGCGCAACTACGAATCGGAAGCCGCCGCCCTACGCGGCCTTAAGCCTAGCTCCAAGGTCCTCGCCCTCGTGCTCGCAGCCAGGATGAACGACCGCCACGACGACTGGCCCGGCCGGCCCGTCTGCTTCCCGGGGCTCGCCGCTCTCGAGCAAGACACCGACCTCAAGGAGCGGATGGTCCGATACGCCATCGACGAACTGGTCGAAGCCAAAGTGATCCGCGTCTACAGGGATCGCAGGCCCGGAGCTCGCTGGAGCCACAGCGTCTACGAGTGGACCGCGCCGATCTCCCCCAACTACCATCCCGACTGGATGAAGCGCCCCGCCCCGCAGAACGAGGCCGTCGGAGCCCGCCTCACCGACGAGGGGTGGGAGTACTGCGAGAAGAACCAGGTCGGCCCGAATGTCGCCGCCACCGAGCACCCAGAGTTCGTCCTCCCAGCCGAGAAGCCCGACCTCATTGATGACGCCACGCCCACAGCCCCCACCTCCGTCGAGGACGACTGTCTGCTCCCCATTGAGATCGAAGCCCCCACCTCCGCACCGGCGCCCACGGCTGTCGAGAAGCCCTCCAAGAACCCCCCAGACGGCTTCGAAGAGTGGTGGTCCCAGTACCCCAAGAAGGTCAAGAAACTCGACGCCATGAAGGCCTACAAGGCGGCCCTGAAACAGGGCGTCACACCCGAGGAGCTCCTCGATGGGCTCCAGCGCCAGAAGGCCGCATGGAAGTCCAAGGGAACCGAATCCCAGTACATCCCCTACCCCGCCACATGGCTGCGCGCAGGCAGCTGGGAGGACGAGCTTGACGCGCCCAGCCCCAGCCAGGCCGCACCGGCCATCAACCCCAACTCCGGCAAGGCGGTCACCAAGGAAGACTTCTGGTACGCCTGCATCGACCACGGCATCGACCCCAACGGCATCGTCAACTTCTGGAAGCCATCCATGGGGCTCCCCGGCGACCCCGGCTGGCCCGAGGCGCAGGCATACCTGTACCGCCAGGTCGGGCGAGCCTGAACCGACGAAGGAAACTTTACGGGCGCCGGTAAAGTTTCTGGTGAGCGTGGGCACCTACGCTGAGGGTGTCCATCCGACAGACACCCTCAGTGCCCCCGGCTGGCCCGAGTGGGTGGCCAAGATCGACCGCCGCTGCGGAAGGGCTTGACAAGCCTGTCCAACCCTGTCTACACTCAAGTCATCAGCACAACCGAAAGGAACACACCATGAGCGACGAAACCTTCACCGCACTCCAATACGCAGGCCCCGCCAACTGGCACCACCTCATCGCACCCACACGCACATTCCCACTCACTGAATTCTCCATCCACTCCATCGCCTACGCAATGAGCCCCGGAGACAGGGAGCTCAGCAACAATGAACCCGTGGTCCGACTCGGCGACCTCGCGGCCGCCGCCAACCTCACCTCCAACGCCATCGCCAACATCACCTTCACTGCCGACGCGCACATCATCTTCAAGGACGCCCGCATGACAGCAGCAATCCTCGACGCCACCAACAAGAACCTACCGCAATTCACCCCCAACGTGAGCACATACAAACATGTCGCGCGAGCACTGAGAACAAACGACCCGCGAGTCCTATCCATGCTCCTCATCGACATCATCCGCACCGCCACCCACATCGCCGAAAGCTGACGCCGATGACCACTCACCCCACATCGCCGATCATCATCATCACCGACGGCTACCTTCACGAAGACAGCATCGCGGGGTCAATCGCCACACCAGTAGACATCGACTTCCTGGAAGACGGCTACTACCTCATAACCGGCCCAAGAGCTGGCTGGAATATCAACCCCGCCCTCAACATCGGGGAAATCGCCGCATGGAGCCCATGCACAGCGGTACCCAATGAGGTCATCGATAAGCTCCACGCAGCGTTCTACGACATCGACATGACGCCAGAACAGAGGGAAGCATTCCAGGCCCTCGAAACCTACACCTTATAACCACCCCGGGGGCCGCAACACCAGCGGCCCCCAACAACCCCCGCAACACACATGAACACCGAAACCACCATCATCGGCATCGCCCTCAGCGGCGACCGCAACGCCCTCATCGACCTCGACAACATCCACCCCCACCACTTCGCAGACACCCGCAACGCCGCCATCTGGCGGCTCGTCGAGGACTACAAGCAGAAGAACCCAGGCCAAGGACTCACCCCAGACCTCCTCCTCGACAAACTCCCCAGCGTCACCACAGCCCACGTCACCCCCGACTACCTCCTCGACACCATGAACGGCGTCCACGGAGGCCACATCAACCTCGCAGGCGTCCACGCCAACAAACTCATCGACGACACCGCACGCCGACACCTCGCAGACGCCTGCACCCGCGGCCTCCAAATCATCGAAGCCGGAGGAGACCCCAGCGACACAGAAGCCAGCATCCGCGAACTCCTCAACCAAGTCAGCACCGGCAGCACCACCCTCGTCAACAACGACACCTGCCTCACCCAAATCACCGACTTCACCACCAAGGCAACACCCTTCACCCCCACCCCCTGGCCCGACCTCAACCAAATCATCGGCGGATGGAAACCAGGCGGCCTCTACGTCATCGCCGCTAGACCAGGTCAGGGAAAAGCTCTCGCACTCACCACGCCCATCCCTACCCCGACCGGATGGACCAGCATGGGCGACATCAAGGCCGGAGACAAGGTCCTCGGCCTAGACGGCAAACCCACCACCGTAACCTTCGCTACCGAAGTCATGCACGACCACGCCTGCTACAACGTCACCTTCAACGACGGCGAGACCATCGTCGCGGATGCAGACCACAGGTGGATCACCGAAACGCGGGCGTCACGCAAGGCTACCAGCGCAGAGAAGAAGTACGCCCACACATCCCCCCACGCCAGGAGGCAGCGCCAGCACTACCCGTCCGTCATCACCACCAAGCAGATCGCAGAAACCGTCCACACCAAGGACGGTCGAGCTAACCACTCCCTCCCCGACATTGCCCCCCTCCAGCTACCCGAGGCGAACCTCCCCATCGACCCCTACATCCTCGGCTACTGGCTCGGAGACGGCACCAGTACCGCCAACCAGATCACCAGTTGGGAGGAAGATGCCAGCCACATCATCAGCCACATCAGCAAATCCGGCTACCACTACACCACGCAGGATGACCGCAGTTGCCTCCGCATCACCTTCTCTAAGGCCCCCATCGGCTCGCGTAACGGAAGCACCAAGACCGACCTGCGGAACCTCAACCTCATTGAGAACAAGCACATCCCTAGCGCCTACCTGCGCGCCAGTCTTGAACAGCGCACCCAGCTCCTTCGCGGCCTCCTAGACAGTGACGGCTACGTAAGCAAGAGCGGACAGGTCCAGTACTGCACCGTAGACGCCGCCCTCGCCCGAGACTTCATGGAGCTCGCCCGCACCATCGGAGTCCGCCCCACCATGACCACCAAAACAGTGAAAGGCAGAGACGAGGCACACTCCACCGCATACCTCATCAACGGCATGTTCACGCGCGACCACCTCACCCTCCCCCGAAAGCGCGACAGGGTACCCGAGAAGCGCCGCAACCTACGCCGCTACATCGTGTCATGCGAACCCGTCGAGTCGGTTCCGGTCCGCTGCATCCAGGTAGACAACCGCGATCACATGTACCTGGCAGGAGAGTCCATGGTGCCGACACACAACACCATGATCGCTCTCCAAGCCGCCACCAACCTCGCCGACACTGGACACGTCTACTTCGCCTCGCTAGAGATGGCAGGCCGTGAACTCTGGTCACGCATCATGGCCAACATCGCCAACGTCCCCGGCGACGCAGTAACCCGCCGCCGCCACCCCACCCCCGACGAACAAGCCCGCATGACCGCAGCAGCCCCCCACCTCAGGCAGCTCCCCATCCACTTCGACGACCGAGCCAACCTCACCATCGGAGACTTCGTAGCCACCACACGACTCCTCCACCGCCAACACGGCCTCACCGCCGCATTCATCGACTACATCGGCCTCATCAACGCCGCCCCCGGCGACCGCCGCGCACGCTGGGAGCTCATCGGCGAATACACGCGCTCCCTGAAGAACCTCGCCAAGGACCTCCAAATCCCCATCTTCGCCATCGCCCAGCTCGGACGACAGGCAGAGCAGACCCCCGGCGGAGAACTCCAGCTCTCCCACCTCAGGGAGTCCGGCAACATCGAGCAGGACGCCAACGTCGTCCTCCTCCTCTCCTGCCCCCACGAGAACGGCGTCACCGACTGGACCCGCGCCGACATCCACGTCGCCAAGAACCGTGAGGGCCGCACAGGCCACGTCCTCCTCGAACGCGAAGGTGACTACAGCCGCCTAAACCACCTCGGCTGGACACCAGCGGGCCACTGAGGAAACCAAAAGGGGGCCCATCAATGCTGGTGGGCCCCCACTACTTGACAAGCGTGTCCCACCCTGTCTACAGTAAGTACATCAGCAAACGAGAAGCCCCCAGGATTCCACCCCAGGGGCCGCTCACGGAAGAAACAAGAACAGGAACGAAGTTATCTTGTTCTAACACCGAAAGGATACCACATGGCCAGCGAACCCGTCTACACCCACCACCCAGACATGATCACCCTACGCCAAGCCGAAGCCCTCACAGGCATCAACTACCAAACCATCCACGACGCCGCCATAGCCGGACACATCAAACACGGCCGCTACGACACAGTACCCACCTTCCGCGTCAGCAAACACGACACCATCACCTGGGCCGCAAGTCAGGTGAAGTGACATGGCGAACTACAAACCCAAGCTGTGCGCATGGTGCGGAACAGAATTCACGCCCACAGCCCCGCGCGCAACCTACTGCACACCCGAATGCTTCAAAGCCAAAAACCGCGAACGCATGCGCAAGTATCGTGACACCAACAAAGACGCCGCCCGCGAATACTATGCAGCCAACAGGGAGCGCATTCTAGAAAACGCCCGAGAATACCGCCAAACCAACAAAGAGCGCCTGAACGCCAACCGCCGCAAGTACTACCAGGACAACACAGAGCGCCTTGCTGAGTACTACGCCGCATACCGACAAGCCAACAAGCAGAAAATCAGAGACCGTAAACGTAAATACTACCACGCCAATAAGGAGGCCATCGCCGAGGCGACACGCAGGTGCCGCGAAGCCAATAAAGAACAACTCCGTGAACGCAGACGCAAATACGACGAAGCCAACAGGGAACACATCCGCGAACGAGATCGCGCCTGGCGCAACGCCAACAAGGAAACCGTCAACGAAAGCATCCGCAGATGGCGAGCAAACAACCCAGACAAAGTAGGTGCAGCCACAGCTCGCAGAGCCAAAGCTGAACTCGAAGGCAACGCCACACCAAAGCTCGTCCAAGCCAAATGGGAAGCCGGAGACAAGACCTGCATCCTCTGCGGAGAACCCATCGACCCCACACTCAAAGCACCGCACAACATGAGTCGCACCATCGAACACCTCCCCCCCATCGCCAGAGGTGGACGCCACGACCTCGACAACATCGACTTCGCCCACTACGGCTGCAACGCCCAGAAGCAAGACAGAACCCTCGAAGAGTATCGAGAGTGGAGGGAACGAGTCGCCTAACCCACTCTCGGGCGCCCTCCTGTAGTCTCACATGAGATTACAGGAGGGTAACTCGGGTTCTGTAACCCGCTCATGATCTGCCGACGTAACACGCGTAGCGGTGGGCGGAGGTGGGGCGGGGGGTTATCCCCTGGGGTTGTTGGGGTTTGTTTTTCTGCGCGTGGTTATTTCGTCGTCGTGATTTTTGGTGTTTGTGCTGGTCGGGCGTGTTGTGTGTTGTTCGTGTTGGTTGTGTTTGTGTGTTGTG